CTATGATAATGATTGGCAAAAGTTTGTAGAGTATAATATCATTGACGTTCGTTTGGTTGATAAACTAGATGATAAGATGAAACTTTTGGAACTTGCTATTACTATGGCATATGATGCCAAGATTAATTTTGAAGATGTATACTCACAGATTAGAATGTGGGATAACATCATATATGTTAATCTAGCACGTCAGAATATAGTAATTCCTCCTAAAAAGGAGAGTAATAAGGATCAGCAATATGTAGGTGCTTATGTTAAGGAACCGATTCCAGGAAAGTATGATTGGGTTGTTAGTTTTGACCTTAACAGTCTGTATCCCCATCTTATCATGCAGTATAATCTTTCACCAGAAACCTTATTATCAAAAAAGCACCCCAGTGCATCGATTGAACGGTTACTTTATAAGAAAGAACAGTTAGATAATTTAGATGGTGTTGCGTTATGTGCTAATGGCACGATGTATGACACTACATTTCAGGGTTTTCTTCCTAAACTTATGGAGAAAATTTATGAAGAACGTACCATCTATAAGAAGAAGATGATCGAAGCAAAGAAATCTTATGAGAAGACTCCTAGTGTCGAATTAAAGAAGGAGATTGCCAGGTGTAATAACATCCAGATGGCACGTAAGATCCAATTGAATAGTGCTTATGGTGCTATTGGTAATGAACACTTTAGATACTATCGTTTGGAAATTGCAGAAGCAATTACTACATCAGGACAGTTATCTATTAGGTGGATTGGTAATAAGATGAATAAGTATCTTAACAGGGTACTTAAAACGGAGGATGTTGATTATGTTATTGCTTCAGATACTGATTCCATGTATCTTAATCTCGGTCCTTTGGTTGACCGTGTATACGAAGGGAGAGAGAAAACTGATCAAGGCGTTGTCGCGTTCCTTGATAAGATCTGTCAATTGGAATTTGAGCCGTATATTGAAAGTTCTTACCAAGAATTGGCCGACTACTTAAATGCTTATGAGCAGAAGATGGTCATGGCACGAGAGAATATTTCTTCTAAGGGTATCTGGACTGCAAAGAAGAGATACATTCTGAATGTGTGGGACAGTGAGGGTGTTAGGTACGAAAAACCCAAGATGAAAATCATGGGATTGGAGACACAACGATCTTCTGTTCCACAGTATTTTAGAGATAGACTTCTTGATGCATTTGAGATCATTATTGATGGTACTAATGAGGATATTTCTAACTTTATTACTAAGGTAAAAAAGGAAACAAAGGAACAAGATTATTCAGATATAGCATTTCCACGTGGTGTTAATGGACTTGAAAAATATAAAGATCCTACTGATATTTACAGTAAGGGTACACCAATTCATGTGAGGGGTGCATTGTTATATAATTATTACCTCAAGAAGTATAAGATTGAACATAAACATCAGAAAATTCAAGAGGGAGAGAAGATCAAATACATGTATTTAAAGACACCTAATCCAATTCATGAGAATGCTATTAGTTTTTTTGGTGAATTGCCTAAAGAGTTTGGTGTTGAGAAATATGTCGATTACAACGTACAATTCGAGAAGTCCTTTTACGAACCACTCAAAACTGTGCTACAATGCATAGGTTGGTTACCGGACGCACGAGTGTCATTACTACAATTTTTTTAATATGGCTGATTTTTTAAAACAAGTGATTAAAGATAGCAAGAATGAGTTTGCTTCTCTTGCTTCTGATGGTATTGCTGCAGGTGATGTAGAGTCTTTTGTTGATACTGGGAGTTATATTTTCAATGCTTTGGTTAGTGGCAGTATTTTTGGTGGTATTCCTTCTAATAAGATCACGGCCCTGGCTGGTGAGACCGGCACAGGTAAGACTTTTTTCTGTCTTTCTGTTGTTAAGTCCTTTCTTGATACTAATCCTGATGCTGGAGTCGTATATTTTGAAACTGAATCTGCCATCTCAAAAGAAATGGTTGAGACGAGAGGTATTGATTCAAAACGGTTAGTAATCTTTCCTATTAATACTATTGAAGAGTTTAGAACTCAAGCTGTGAGGATCATTGATAAATATATAGAGAGTTCAAAGGATGAGAGGAAACCTCTCATGTTTGTTCTTGATTCACTTGGCATGTTAGCGACTAATAAAGAGGTAGAAGATGCCTCTAATGAAAAGAATGTTCGTGACATGACTAAAGCACAACTAGTTAAGTCTTGCTTTAGACTTCTTACCTTGAAATTAGGTAAGGCAAATATTCCCATGATAGTAACCAACCATACCTATGACGTTATTGGCTCGTATGTTCCTACTAAAGAAATGGGCGGGGGTTCTGGCCTTAAGTATTCTGCTAGTACGATTGTATACCTCTCAAAGAAAAAAGAAAAAGAAGGAACCGATTTGGTCGGAAACATTATTAAATGTGAGGCGAAAAAGTCCCGTTTAACACGTGAAGGATCCAAAGTTGAAACTCGTTTGTTCTTTGATTATCGTGGTCTTGAGCGTCACTATGGTTTGTTGGAACTTGGTGAGACTGCAGGACTATGGAAAAACGTTGCAGGACGATATGAAATCAATGGCAAAAAGATATACGCCAAGCAGATTTTATCTGACCCAGAAAAGTATTTTTCTAATGAAGTATTGCAAGCATTAGACGAAACTGCTAGTAAGGAGTTTAAGTATGGAGAGGGTTGAAGTAACAATTTTACGGAACCTTTTATGTACAGAAGAGTATTATCGTAAAGCAGTACCTTTCCTTAAACCAGAATATTTTGAGGAATTATCTGATCGAGTAATTTTTGAAGAGATTCAGAAATTTTCTGGTGAATATGATAGAGTTCCTACGCAAGAGATTCTGATTGTTAATTTACAGGGACGTTCTGATTTGAATGAGGATGTATTTAAGGCATCTGTTCTTCAAGTTAAGGAGTTTAATTGTGATGAAGTAGATGGGGAATGGTTACTTGATACTACAGAGAAATGGTGTCAGGAACGTGCCGTATACAACGCTCTATTGCAGTCTATCAAGATTGCTGATGGTAGTGACGAGAGACTGAGTAAAGACTCCATACCGACCATCCTACAAGAGGCTCTATCAGTGTCTTTTGATGAGTATATTGGTCATGATTATATTGATAATGTAGATTTACGCTATGATTATTATCATAAGAAAGAGACTAAGATTCCTTTTGATCTAGAAAAATTTAATCTGGTGACCAAAGGTGGAATATCTAACAAAACTCTTAATATATGTCTTGCTGGTACTGGAGTTGGTAAGTCTTTCTTCATGTGTCACATGGCTGCTAGTGCTTTACAGCAAGGAAAGAACGTAATCTACATCACATTGGAGATGGCAGAGGAAAAGATTGCAGAAAGAATAGATGCTAACTTATTGAATGTAAATATTAAGGATATTGCTTCTATTCCTGAACAAATCTTTACTTCTAGGGTGAAGGAGATTGGTAGGAAGACAGAAGGTAAGTTGATTATCAAAGAATATCCTACTGCTAGTGCTCATGTTGGTCATTTTAAGTCACTTCTGTCGGATCTTAGGTTAAAGAAAGACTTTAAACCTGATATTATCTTTGTTGATTATCTTAATATTTGTGCATCACAGAGGTATAAGGGATCTGTAGTTAACAGTTATACTATTGTTAAATCAATTGCTGAGGAATTAAGAGGACTTGCTGTTGAACACAATCTCCCGATTGTATCTGCCACTCAAACTACTCGTTCTGGTTTTGGTAATAGTGATCCTGGATTGGAGGATACTAGTGAGTCCTTCGGTCTTCCTGCTACTGCTGATTTTATGTTTGCGTTGATTAGTTCTGAAGAATTGGAACAATCTGGACAGATTATGGTCAAGCAATTGAAAAATAGATATAATGATCCTACATATTATAAGAGGTTCACTATAGGTATTGACAGATCCCGAATGAAGTTGTATAATATAGAGAATGATCCGGATCTACCTAGTGATGCGAAGGATCAATATGATAACGTCGATATAGATGACGTTGATAAACTTAACCGTAAAGATAAATTTAGTACTTTTGTGATATGACTGTAAATTTTAAGCGTTATGAAGAATTTGTATCCGCTGTTACTTCGGATGCTTCAACCAATTTTGTCGATTTTGCTGACCGTATTGGTGAACTTGACAGACAGGGTGCCAATATTGAACGTCTTACCACTGCTGGTGTTGGGATTAATGCTGAAGGTGGTGAGTTCCTTGAGATCATTAAGAAGATGGTATTTCAAGGCAAACCATGGACCGATGATAATAGAGAGCATCTTATTATTGAGTTGGGTGATATTATGTGGTATGTGGCCCAGGCTTGTATGGCTTTAGAGGTTGACTTTGATGAGGTTATTGAGACCAATATTAACAAACTAAAGAAGCGTTATCCAGGTGGAGAATTTGATGTACACTTTAGTGAGTGCCGTCATGTAAATGATAGGTAATTAAATGAAATGATTAATTTAGATGAGAGATACCAATCATATATTGGTAATCCTGCTAAAGGATTGACTATAGATGGTATTAAAGAACAGGTGACTGGGTATGGGTATCACTGTAATGGTGATGAAATTCTTGGTTACTATGTTATCACAAAAAACTATAAACTCTATTACAATAGAGATGAGCAGTTTATAAAGATGGAGCCACATGGAACTATCGATTGACGATAACGAATTGGAAGTTATTGTGAGACAATTATGGAAGTCACGCAAGAACGTAGGTGAACCATTGGTTGATCCTTTATATGAGAAGATTAAATTGGTCAAGGAAGTACGAGATGCTAATCCTGGTGGACCATATAAGAAGATATTGCGGGAAGAACATGGTATGGTAATCTAAATAAGAGAAAGTATTCTTTTGTCTGATGGCCAATAAACAAACAGAGTGGGGTATATTAACTGGTAATTGGGTTAGAAGAGCCACCGATGTAACTGATTGTCTTATTGGTGAAGGATATAACTACCTATCTTTTAATATTAATAATGTAGCAGATCCCAAGAGTGGAAAGAAGATAGTTCTTGGTTTGAAGGTAGAAGTACCAGAAGCAGAAAGAACTAGAGCAGTTAATAATATTAAGAATGCTTTAGTAAATAAGACTGTAAGTAATTGGAATCAGGGTAAGTCAAAGTATAGTTTTCGTGAAGGTACTCCAGACAGGCAAATTGATATTCCTGTTACAGTAGGTAAGACTGAAAAATTATTTCGTATATATGTAAAACCACTAAAGAGTGGTGGGTCTGGTGGTGGTGCAGCACAAACTGCTATTAATGAATGTACTTTTGCTGTGTATGCTTCACTACGTTATAATGTTATTAAGGCAGATTTAGATCCTGAACTAGGTATTAGTGAGGATCATTGGAATGAAGCATTTAATTATTGTAGACTTGATAAGAGTAAGGATAGGGTAGGGGTTCCTGATATGCTTTGGCACGTATCTCATTGTGCTGGAGTAAATAAACTTCATCAACGTGTGACGATGAAGGGTACTGGTAATGTTATATTCTATCGTGGCAAGGATATTGATGGTAAAAATACTGTTAAAGGAAGTTTATCGAAAGCATATAATAGGGTAAAGAGTGAAATTGGTGGTGTTTCCGAGGATAAGTGGAATCCTGCTGATGTGTGGATGTCAGTTGATGGTTTTACATCTGATCTTGATTCCAAGCCGTTTATTGATGATGTAAATGATTACATTTTAAAACTTGCTGGTACAATCACAACAAATAAAATATCAGATGCAACATTGGTTGGTATTTCTTTAAAGAAACTTGGTGCTAATGCTAACTTTTCTATACTTAATGCTGGATCATCACAAGATAGGAAGGATGCTGCTAAATCTATAAAGTTTATTAATAAAAATCAACAAGGTGGGTATCAATTATTCTTTGAGAATAGAGGAGCAAATCCTATTGACTTTTATTTGTATTATAGTTCTGGATTCTATGATAAATTCCAGTGTAGAAACTTTGGTGGTAAGAAGGCATCGTGGCAGATAGAACTCAAGGGAGCAACAGCAGCACATGGTCGTGTTGGAGGTGAGCAAGTTGCTAACATAGTTAATAAGATAACAGGAAAAAATGCTTTCCCATGGAAAAACCAAACTTTCCATTCAGAATGTGGTAAAAAACATTCACAAGCTAATAAGATTACAAAAGAGATTGTTGATCTTTTAATAGATTTTGACGCACAGAATATTAAAAAGGGAGATTCTATTATCAAGGATAGAGATCAGTATACATTTGAGATTTCTCAAAAGGAACAGGAGTGGAGGTATAGTAAATTGAATGGATTGCGTTTCTTGAAAGCATTGGGGGATAATTCTGAACATGCAGATCAAATAGTACAATCTCTTTATTTGTATGCTAGTTCACAACTAGATAAGTCATCTCTATTCGTTAAGATATACTAATGGCAAACATAGAAAAGCTAAAACATTTAGAACATCTTGAGGATGAGATGCTTAACTATGGAGTTGAGGGTTGTAAGAGAATTGTTGGTGATCTTAAAGAACTTCGACAAATGTTAGGGTGTTCAGGAACGTCATATATACAGACCAAATGGGATGGTAAACCCGCTGTAGTATGTGGTGTTGATCCTATTACTAAATTATTTTTTGTTGGTACGAAATCTGTATTCAATAAAGATTTTCCAAAGGCTGCAGTGTCTGAAAGTGGAGTAGATTCTTACTACGGTGAGATACCAGACCTAGCAGAGAAATTAAAGATATGTTTGAGACACCTTCCCAAGTTAGGGATTAAAGGTGTGTTGCAAGGTGACCTTTTGTACACTAAATCTGACTTAAAAACAGAGAGAATTCATGGTCATAATATGCATGTGTTTAAACCAAATACAATTGCATATGCTATTCCTACAGATCATGAGATTGGTAGGAAAATAAAGGGATCCCAGATGGGAATAGTATTTCATACTCATTATACTGGTGATGATCTTCCTACAATGGTAGCAAGACCAGGCATTGGGGAGAAAATAGGTCAGTCTAAAGATATAGTTAACATTGATAATGATACTCCAATGCATAACGTTGGTTTATCACCACAAGAGGAGAGAGAATTTGATCATACTGTTGCTAAAATTGGTGAAGAATGTAGGAAGTGTGGTGATTTTTTAGATGAACTTGTGTTATCTGGTGGTGGAAAAGGTAATCCAACAGGTGATGACAAGTTTAATATTGCACCATACGTTAAGAAGTATTTTAACCATGAGATATCACATGATAAGGTGACTACAAAAGTTGATGATACTATGCAGGGTTTGCTTAATTTTTATTATCTCTCTGTAGAGAAAGAAATTATAAAAGGTAAGCAAGCAAAAACTGTTGCTTCAAAGTTAGCAATAGTTAAATCTGGTATGGAATATTTGATGGAGAATACTGCTAAATTTAAGTCAATGATAAACCTTTATAGGTTGATTCAAAATTTAAAATTGCAGATCGTTAAGAAGTTAGATCCTCTTGAGAAGTTTCGTACCTTTGTTTTGAAAGATAATAAGTATGAGGTGACTAATCCAGAAGGGTATGTCTTACATAGAGATGGTAACATGGTTAAGTTAGTTAACCGTCTTGAGTTCTCTAAAAATAATTTCATGGCAGGTGGAAATAGACCTAAAAAACCTGTAGATGAGAGAATTTCATCTCTAGTATACTCTCAATACAAGGGTTATCCTGGAAAGAAAATAGTTATATCATTTGGTAGGTTTCAACCACCTACAAAAGGACATCTTGCTAACCTTGATGAGTGTAAGAGGGTAGCACAACAAGAAGGTGCTCATGATTATAGAGTTTATCTTGCACAGAAACATCAATCAGATAGTAACTATAAAGAAAAGCAGGGTACTGATCCATTACCACCAGATAGAAAGTTATATTGGATGGTTAAGATGTTTGGTAGTAGACATCCAAATAAGATATTTGGTGGTCATAGGTTACCAAAGAATATGCTAGCAGAATTAATGATGCAGGGTTATCGTCATGTGATTTTTCTTGCTGGTCTTGAAGATTATAATACGTGGAATAATTATTTGCCGAGGTATAATGGTATACCACCATGGGATTATACCTTTTTTACTTTTGAGATAAGGAGTTCTGGTGATAGACTAGAAGGAGTAAAAGGTACAAAACAAAGAATTTATGCAGCAACAGGAGATTATAAAAATTTTGCTAGTAACATTGAAGGATTATCAGAAGCTGATAAAAAGAAATTTATGAAAGAACTACAACAATATATACCTCCAACCTATAAAGGAAAATAAAATGAAGAACTTTAAAAAGATACGTGAAGAGGCATTGCGTCAACAGGTTAGACATGATGATGTCTTCCGAGAGGGTGATAACATTATGTCATCAAAGACTGGAGACAAGGGTACAATACATCGTATAGGT